ATGATGGCAACTGCCACTTTTGATACGCATCATATAGTAAAGAAACTTAAAGCAGAGCAGTTCACGGAAAAGCAGGCGGAGACTATTGTCGAGGCTATTCGTGAAGTCGCAGAAGCAAATACTATGGACGCAGTGAACCGTACAGAACATACGGTGTTCAAATCAGAAATGAAGGCGGATTTTACTGAATTACGTAAAGATATGGATATATTACGTAAAGATGTAGATATATTTCGTAGAGATATGGCTATAAAATTTGTTGAAGTACACAAAGATATGGAAGGGTTGAACCACAAAATTGAGCTGGTTGCCCGTGACCTGACTATCCGTTTGGGCGGTATGATTGTTGCACTGGGTGGTATTCTGGTAGCTATTCATTTTTTTGGACATTGAAACTTTTTCCCTGCTTGTAAAGACTGTTTGCTTTTAGCCGTTACCCACGAGCCGCAGGTGATATTATCTTGTGGAAATTCGGCAGGTGTTTTAGCCACGGAGCGATAGTGGTGGACTATCCCCTGATGATTCATGCCTACGTTGGGCGGGAATGTGTGCTGGAAGATGCCAGCAAGGCAGACTGGTTGAATTATGTGGGTGAGAAGTCGCTTAAACGCAGGGAAGTCAAGTATTTTTCGTTGTTTGCATAACCAGGGCAGCCTCATAATTTTTTATTCTATCAAATTATTATAACCTGCTAATAAATAAAGAAAATCCCCTCCCCCCTTGCGGGGGAGGGTTAGGGTGGGGGGTATAAGCCTCTGCGAATGTGTGGTATCTATGTATTACCCCCCACCAAATTGCATATTGCAATTTGGCTCCCCCGCAAGGGGGGAGCAACGCTAGAGTCGCTTATTTCACAATAGGTTGATAGAATGAATAAAGTATGAGGCTACCCTGTTTGCATAACTATTTCTGTTTGCAATATTTCCTTTTTTAAACTATGATAAATGCAGAAAATGTTTTTTGGAGAACAGGCATGATGGCAACTGCCACTTTTGATACGCATCATATAGTAAAGAAACTTACAGCAGAGCAGTTCACGGAAAAGCAGGCGGAGACTATTGTCGAGGCTATTCGTGAAGCTACGGAGGCGAAGGCTGCCGATACGGTAACGCAGGTACAACATACGGCTTTTAAGTCCGAGATGAAAGCAGACTTTACTGAATTGCGTAAGGACATGAAGGCAATGGAGATTGTCTTGCGTAGTGATATGAGTGCGATGGAAAGCAGCTTGCGTCATGATATGAGTGCAATGGAAGGTTCCTTGCGTAGTGATATGAAAGCAATGGAAAGTGGCTTGCGTCATGATATGAACACAATGGAAGGTTCCCTGCGTAAGGATATAGAAAGATTAGATCATAAAATTGAAGTGGTTGCCCGTGACATCACTATCCGTTTGGGCGGTATGATTGTTGCACTGGGTGGTATTCTGGTGGCTATTCGTTTTTTTGAACATTGAAACTTTTTCATCTCTTTATTTCAATATGCTTTTTTACTGCCCTCGTAGTGCAGCTTTTCTGATGCCTGTTATTTTATAGGCTTCTCCCTCCTTTTCAGGAAATCTATATGTCCTTCCTCACTGGCTCCGTTAAATCACAGGCCTCGCAGAATAGTGCGGTCTCGGGATTGCAATTTCAAAGTTCCGCTTACGGGAAAGCTGTACCTATTGTGTACGGCACAACCCGTATTGCCCCCAATCTGATATGGTATGGGGATTTTGTCACTCAAACCCAAAGTTCGGCAACGAGTAGTGCGGGTAAAGGCGGGATAACGAATGTTGCGGGGGGTGGGAAAGGTGGTAATAGTGGACAATATACCTATCAGACTGCCCTTGCTCTTGGGTTGTGTGAAGGGCAGATACAGGGGATTGGGAATGTCTATGTCAGCAAGTCGGTTACTACGCTGGCAGCATTAGGGATGAGTGAATTTAACGGAAGTTATGCTCAGGCTCCGTGGGGTTATTTGCAGTCCAAACACCCTGATCAGGCGATAGGTTATAGCGGGATTGCGTATCTGGCAGCGAGTAGTTATCAGTTGGGAAATAATGCCGAATTACCCAATCATAATATGGAAGTAAGGGGTATTTATTCCAACTCGCTGGGAAATGGTGATGCAGACCCTAGTTTAGTGGTAGCCGATTTGCTTTCAAACCCCCATTATGGTGCAGGATTCCCCGCTGAAAGAATAGGGGATTTAAGTGTCTATCGTGCCTATTGCATTGCAACGGGGCTATGGATTTCGCCTGCCTATACTTCACAATCACAAGCTGCTTCGATTTTCGATACGATTGCACAATGTACCAATAGCGAATTTGTGTGGTCAAGTGGTGTATTGACGCTGGTTCCTTATGGTGATCAGGATATTAGTGCGAATGGCTATAGCTATACGGCTCCTTCTGCACCGCTTTATGATTTAACTCCCGATGATTTTCTGGCAGCAGATAAAAATACGGATAGTGTGGTGATAACACGCAGTCAGGCAAGTGATGTCATCAATTCCCTTACGCTGGAATGCCTCGACAGGAATAATAACTATAACCCTACCGTGGTGGAGGTGAAGGATCAGGCACTTATCAACCAGTTTGGCTTAAATCAGGCATCTTCGCAACAGGCACATCTTTTTGCCGATGTGAATGCGGCGAATATATCTGCACAGTTGCAATTACAGCTCCAGTCCATACGCAATAGCTATCAATTCAGTCTGGATCAGCGTTATGTGTTGCTCGACCCTATGGATATTGTGACGCTTACCGAACCTTCGCTGGGATTGGTTAAACAATGGGTACGGATTACGGAGATCAGCGAAAATAATGACGGTACGCTTACCATTACGGCAGATGAATATCTCAATGGTACGGGTAATGCTGCCCTTAATTATTTTCAGACAGGGCAGGGATTTTCCGTCAATTATAATGTTCCTGCTGTGAGTAGCACGATTCCTGTTATCTTTGAACCTACGGCAGAACTTTCCGAAAATCTGGAGGTATGGATTGCTGCCAGTGGGGTAGGGGAGTGGGGTGGCTGCGAAGTCTATCTTTCCAATGACGGCAATAGTTATAAGCAGATTGGGGTGATTTCAAGTCCTGCCCGCACGGGTGTGCTTACGCAACTCCTGCCTTCCGTCAGCCTGAACAGCACGGGGCAGTTACTGGATAATATTAATACGGTTTCAGTGGATTTATCAACGAGCGGTGGACAGTTGCTTTCCGCTTCACAAAGTGACGCACTGGCTCTTGCAACGCTTTGCTATGTGGACGGTGAATATATTGCCTATCAGAATGCTACGCTGGTTGCACCTAATCACTATGTCTTAAGCGGGTTGGTGCGGGCTTGTTATGATACGCTGCCTGTTAATCATTATATTGGTAGCAATTTTGTCCGTATTGATAATGCGATTTTTAAGTATGGTTTTACGCCTGATAATATTGGTAAAACCATTTTTATAAAGCTGCTTTCCTTTAACCGTTATGGCGGAGGATTGCAGGGGATTGCAGATGTGCCAGCCTATAATTATACGATTAAAGGCACGGCGTTTGCTTCTCCGCTTCCTAATGTTACCAATCTACGCACGAGCTATATTGCATCGCTCACCCAATTAACGTGGGATGAAATTACGGATTTCCGCAGTGTGTTATATGAAATTCGTCAGGGTACGAGCTGGAATGGGGGGCAGGTGATGAACCGTGTGGCTCATCCTCCTTTTACCGTCTCGGGAAACGGAACTTATTGGGTTTCAGGCTATGCACAACCCGTCGCAGGGCTGGAAGTCTATAGCGAGTTTCCTGAAGCGATAGTCATTACGGGCAGTCAGGTTACGCAGAATGTTATCGCCGTCTATGATGAAGCAGCAACGGGCTGGAGTGGCACGGTAAGCGGAACGGCGGCTATTATTGCTGGCGAACTGGTGACGGGTAATACGGGCAATATCCTTGCTATCACGGATTATCTGGGAACTGCCAATTTCCTGTATTTTGGCAATGCGGGTAATGGAATCTATGAAATACCCACTGCACATCATATTGATATTGGCAGACCCGCTTTATGCAATATCCTGATTAATTACCTCTCATTTGGACAGAATACGGATGATGATATTTTAGCGAGTGTGGATTATCTGGCAGTGACGGATATTGTGGATTATGCCTCTTCCGCCAATGTCACCGTCTATCCTGAAATTGCCCTTTCGCAGGATGGTACAACGTGGGCAGCCTGGCAACGCTATAGTGCAGGAGCCTACCTCGCTCGTACCTTCAAAGCCCGAATGCAGTTGCAGCGAAGTGTCAATGATGTACAGGCAATCGTTTCGTCCTTTACGTTCTCGGTGGATGTCCCTGATCGTGATGATCATTATGTCAATCTCGCTGTACCAGGCGGGGGATTAACGCTTGCCTTTACCCCTGATGGAGCTTCTAGTGCGGCTCCCTTTAACGGCGGAACGCAAGGCTCCAGCATCCCCTCTATTCAGGCAACGATTCTGGGAGCAGTGGCGGGGGATATGGTGGTAATAACCAGCGTAACCCTTTCAGGCTGCCATATTGCGGTGGTTAATGGCGGGGCGGGTGTGGCAAGGAATGTGAATTTGCTGGTGCAGGGGTATTAATTCGCTGTTAGGGATGAATAAAGGCAGCCCGCAACGCTGCATCTACACGAGCATTATAGCCTTTACCTGTTGCCTTGATAGCGTCAATGACTTCTTGTGACAATTTGAACGTCGTAATTTTCTTATGCTTATCTACTTTGGGTCTGCCCCGTGTTTTTTGCCACGAAGCATACATTGCAGGGAATACCTCTTTTAAAGGTTTTGCCTCTCTGAACATTGCTTCCGTCCATTCAGGAGCATCCTCATCAGGTGTTCCTTCTTCAAAGTCTAGCCCATCTAATACAAGGTTATCTGTTTCTTGTTTTTTCATAGCGTTTTACCTCTTTTTTATTGGCTTTTCTCAAAGAAATGATACGATAATTTTCGCCTCTCATCGTATAGGTTGCCATACAGATACGCCCTTTTATGGGGGCATAAACCAGATAACGCACTTCACCTCTTTTTTAGGTAACGCTTCTGTTGCAAGAGGTATCTTTCTAAAGGTATAAAAGACTTTTCTAGCTGGCTAGCTTCACTGACTTTTCCATAAATAATATCAATTTGTTTCTTCTTTTCTGCATCAGTTGAATTAAAGAAAATTTTACAGTCATCGTGGATACGACGATAGCGTTTATATGGAAGTGTTACTTTGCCTTCTGAGATAGCACATCCTGTTATGATAGGATCTCGAGCAGGTCCATAAAATTTTAGTTTATCTTTTTTCGTGTGGTATTCTAATTTTCTGGATGCAATTATAGCCATACATCTGTTTATGAGGGTTTTTGGCATGTAATTACCAGAAAATGTTATATCATCAACATAGCATGTCATTGTTATCCCATATTCTTGTGCGACATCATGGATTTTATCAAACATTTTTTTATGCGAAAAATAAGCTAAAATAGGACTTGCAGGACTTCCAGTTGCGAGATGAGAATCAGCATTGGTTGCTTTAGTCAAAAGCCGTGTAAGCATAGTTGCAACATCCTTTGGACACTTCATATCATCTATAAAAAACTGATAAACATGCCAGAATTTTGTAGAAGGATAAAATTTCTTTATATCCAATTTTTGATGGAAAATACCGCTAGTATGAGCTTTTGCATTCGTAATGTAAGAACGCCCTTCCACGGAAGAGTGCAAATAATCAGGAGTTTTAATCCTTGAAAGATATTTACCTAGTTTTATATGGATTGATTCTAGTACAGGTTTAGGATGCTCAATGTATCTTCCGCTTTCTTTTTCTTTCCAACATTCATAGTTATTACTTTCTCTTGATATTTTTTCCAGCTCCTTCAGTTCAAAACCCAACAGTTCAGACAATTTTTTAGGTGAAGAAAGTTTGTATAGGGGCGACTTTTGGATTTCATATTTACTCTTTTTCATGTGCTACCCACTCAAGTATAGACAGGAATTTTTTGGAAAGTTTTAATCTTACTTTTTCTGAAAAGGAGCCATCTTGTAATGTTTCAGAAAATAATAATATCTGAGATGCGGGAAAATTAAAGATTTTAGAATATTTTTCAATAAGGTCTAGGCTGATTCTTTTATTACCAGATTCAATTTCTGAAAGATAAGATTTTGAAATTTCAAGTTCTTTGCTCAACTGCTCTTGAGTTTTTCCATAAAAAAGTCTGAGCAGTTTTAAAGCACGTTCTGTTTGCATATAAATCCTTTGATAACTACGGGAGGGTCAATTAGCCGAAGTGACTAAAGGAGCCACCCCCGACACAAGCAAAATACCTTATGCCCCGCATAAAATATCTTTTCCAGTATCCATAACGCTCTCAAAAACAATAGCAAAAAAGCCATCATTTTCATGAGGAAACGTCCAATTAACCGCCAATACCCTTTGAAGCGTTTTTTCATAAATTTCCTTTCTAGTTTCCTATAACGAAATTGTTATAGGTCGTCTCAAAACTAGAAGATCGGCGATAGGGTATTGACTTCCTCCTTTCATTATCCTGACCACCCTGGTCGTCTGGCGTGGTCCTTAAGTTCGTAATCCGACGGTTCCACGAAACGAGGAACAGAAGAATCATGAGCGGGGCAAAAATTGAAGGCTAAACCTTCGCAACTGTAAATAGTCCAAACATTTGACGACTTCTTCACCGTTTTTACGCTCCACATCCATATAAGCAGATTGATAAAAAACAGTCAATAGAAAAATCGCTATTTGCGAACAAAAAAATCGCTAAAATTTTTACCCCCAAATAACCCACGCCATCGCAATATCCATAATAAAACCACTTAACCCCACCATCATATAAGGCTTCTTTCCAAGCCTCCCTTTCCTATACCCTCCAAAAAACATCATCAACCAATAAAGAAGGAACATCACATGTCACAAAATTCGCTTGTGCTGCCCACGACTGGTACGGTCAGTGGGTTGCAGATGACGGGCTATACCAATCTGGCACTGGATAGTCTCAATACGCTTAATTCGGGTGCTGCTGCACCTGCTTCGCCTGAAGCGGGGCAGTTATGGCATGATACGTTTTTCAACCAGCTTAAAATCCGTGATTTGGCGAATACTACCTGGATTGCGATGGGGGCATTGGATGAAACTAACAAATTGTTCCTGCCTGCTCAAACCCGCCTGCGGTTGACGGGGAATCTTAATCTCTATGTGGCGACTACTGGCAGTGATAGCAATACGGGGTTTTCAGGCAGTCCGTTTCTTACGATTCAGGCGGCAATCAATGCCTGTTATAATTATGATTTGAATGGTTTTATTATTACCATTAATGTAGCCGATGGAACCTATACCAATCCTGTCACCGTCAATGCTCCGTTTGTGGGAGCGAGTGTATCAGGGGGAGTAATATTGCTGGGGGATACGGTAAGTCCTTCTTCCTGCCTTCTTTCCACCAGCACAACGTGCATTACCGTCACCAATGCTGCCAGTATCATTACCGTGCGGGGATTTAAGCTCACCTCTTCAGCAGGATTCTGTATTTATGCGGCACGGCGTGGACAGATTAATATGGATGCTAATATGGAATATGGCAGTGCAGCAAAATACCATATTGTGGCAGATGACGGCTCATCCCTTTATATTTCAGCAAATTATACGATTTCGGGATATGCTCAAGCCCATTATGTGATGAATGATGCAGGGGCGAATATTGTATTACTCTCTTCGCTCACGATAACGCTAACCGGTACACCCGCTTTCTCTACCGCTTTCGCCTCTCTTACGGGAGCAAGTGCCTTATATGCAGAGGGTGCAACCTTTTCAGGCAGTGCTACGGGAACACGCTATAATGTCGCACTTAACGGCGTAATTCAGACAGGCGGAGCAGGAGCTAATTTTTTCCCGGGCAATAGTGCGGGCGTAACTTCAAATGGAGGACAATATGTATAATATTAACAATCATTACTGGATAGTGGCAGGCAGTACGCAAAACGTATTTTCCAGCCTGAAACAGCAATATGTTGCGGTGTCGGATAGTGATTATCAGGCATGGCTTGCGAGTGGCAATAGTCCCACCCATATTGCCGTGGCGAGTGATCTTTTCGATGTGGTAAAACAGGGGGTGGAAGTGCAGCTTTCACAGCTTGATAGTCTGATTCCGCGCGGGTTGGAGGATATGTGGACAGCCAGCCATTTTGATACTACCACACTACCCGCCATCCAGCAGACACGGCTTGCTACCAAGCAGAATTTACGCACACAATTAGCGGCTCTTAAAACCCTTATTACGGCTTAATCTATGCGAGACGAACGGGATGTGAAAATTGCCGTCATGCAAAGCCAGATTGAAGGATTGCGTGAACAGCACAAGGTGCATAAGGAAGAAATTACCTTTGCCCTGAATAACCTTGCGGATCGGGTGTTTGATTCCATTAACGGGATTCGTACGGACATCAAGGATATTTACGGCTTTATCAATCACAGCAGGGGCATGATGGCAGCGTTGCTGTTTTGTGCCAGTACACTCGGCGGATTGATGTCTTGGATGATGGGAAAATTTTTCAGGTAAATATATGCGAACAATCAATCAGGCAGGGCTTAATCTGATTAAGTCCTTTGAATCACTGCGTCTTCATCCTTACGCTGATGATGCGGGAGTTTGGACTATTGGCTATGGACATACCTCGGGCGTTACGGCTGATACGCCTGCTATTAATGCTGCTCAGGCAGAATATTTCCTGAAAATAGATGTTTCAGATGCAGCCTCCAGCGTACAGCAGAAAATTAGCATTTCTCTGAATGATAACCAGTTTTCTGCCCTTGTCTCGCTGGTATTTAATGTGGGAAAAGCTCCCTTGTTACATACGCTGGGGGCGAAATTAAATGCAGGGGATTATGCAGGGGCATCTGCGGAATTTCTACGCTGGAACAGGGTAGGGGGGCAGGTGAGCAACGGACTAACCCGCAGGCGTAATGCAGAGCAACGATTATTCACTATGATTTGAAGGAATAGAAGATGAAAACTATAGTAATGAAGGCTCCCTATTTTCACTATCAGGTGACGTGTAAGGACGCAAGCGGCAAGCAAAAATGGTGCGAGCAGGTCAAAAACCTCGTCACCACCGCAGGCAAAACCGATATTATCGATAAATATTTTAAAGGTTCTAATTACAATGCCGCCTGGTATCTGGGCTTAAAAGCGGTGGGTACAATCGCCGTAACCGATACGCTTGCCTCGCATAGTGGCTGGACGGAAATTACCCCCTATACGGGCAATCGCCCCGCTATCAGCTTTGGGACTACCAGCTCTGGCAGCAATACCAGCAACGCCTTAACAATAGCCATTAACGCCACCGCCACGATTGCAGGAGCCTTTACTGCCAATGCTGCAACGGGTACGAGTGGGGTGCTGTATAGTGCCAGTGATTTCAGCGTAGCCCGCACGGTTGCCAGTGGCGATAGTCTGGCGATTACGTTGACGCTTTCTGTTAATTAACTTCATAGTATCTCCCATGACCCGTGAACAATTTGCCAATCTGGCACAAACGACGCTGGCAAGCGGTATTTCTTCGGGTGCGACCACGGTTACGGTGGCATCCAGCACAGGATTTCCGCTCATCCCGCAATTTCGTATTATTATAGATTCCGAACTATTTTTAGTGACGGCGGTAAGTGGGAATGTCTTTACCGTCATGGCTGGTTATGAAAATACCACCTCTACCAGCCATAGCAGTGGTGCGATTGTGGCTCATGTTATGACAGCGGGGGTGGCATCGCAAATCTATAATCTGGCGAATAATTTTGCTTCCCCGCGTATTCAGGCTTTTGGGGATTCCAGAGCGGCTTATTGCGGGTTGAATGTCAATGCTGCCAGCAGCACTTTTACCACGGCAGCGATGCGGTACCCTTCCAATTCTCCGCTTGCCTGGGCGAATCGTTTTTTGCGGGGAAGGCTGAATTTTGATCTCACTACGGGTTATATTGGGCAGTTTCAGGCAATTAGCAGCGTGAAGGTGATAAGTGGGGGGAGTGGTTATACGGCTCCTAGTGTAAGCTGGTCAGCTTCTGCGGGAACGGGGCTTACCTTTGGTACACCCGTATTAGCAGGCGGGGTGATTCAGAGCGTTCCTGTTACCAATCAGGGAACGGGTTTTACTTCACTGCCTACGCTGAGTGTCACGGACAGCACGGGAACAGGAGCGACACTGCAAGCGATTATTGGCGGTACGGGAACTTTTGGCAATGCAGGTGAAACCAGTACCCAATGTATGAATCGCCTGAGTGATATTACTGCCTCCAATACCGATATTGTCTTTGTCTGTATTGGTACTAACGATTTAACCAATGGTATTTCAGCCACCACTACCAAAGCAAATTTACAAACGATTTTTGATACGCTGATTACGGTAGGCAAGCTGGTCATTTACTGCCCCGATCAGGCACGCAGCTATTGGGGGAGTCTGGGAAGTACGGCAATTACCAATGCCAGAAAACAACTTTATAATGTTAAACGCTGGGCGTATAATTATGCGTTGCTGGCAAATAGCAAAAACCCTAATGGCAATCGCAAATTGATTATCTGTGAATTGGAAGATTTCTGGGTAGATGCTACCAGTAGTACGGGAAATCCGTTAAGCTCGATGACTTCCGACGGGTTGCACTGGTCGGGTACTTCCGCACAGGCAGCAGGGCTTCGTTTGGCACGGCAGTTGCAGCCTTTGCTGGGACTGGATAATAATGCTCCGCCTATGCAGGTAATTAGCCAGGCGGATGTCTATGATGCGACTTATAATCCTGATGGTGTGTTAAACTATAACTGGTTGATGGCTGGCTCGACTACTGCTCCCACGGCTCCGCTTACGGGTACGATTGCCAGTAACTTCAACGCCTTTCGCTCCAATGGTTCTGCTACGGGTACGATGGCGGGATCGATTGAAACCACCCGTACGGACGGCTTAAGTGGCTCCCGTCAGGTCTTTACCTTTTCACTAGGGAGTGGCAGCAGCAGTGAACAATTCAGCTTTGGCATTACCAGCTCCACTCTTAGTGCCTATAATATTAACATAGGCGATACGATCATTGCAGAATGTGATATGTGGTTGTCAGGACAGGCAAATGTCAATCAGCTTCTGTTGCAGCTTAATTTAACGACCAGTGGCACGGTGGTGATGCAGGCGATGGACGGGGATACCACTACTTCTACCTTGCAGGCTTTTGGAGCCTATATGGCAGTAAATGGGGATAGTACGCCGATGACGTTTAAAACTCCTCCGATTATTGTACCTTCTGGTGTTACCAATTTTACCTGCTATGCGATAATTGGATTTAATGCCAGCGGAGCCGCAGCCAGTGCTACTGCTACCTGGAAATTGACTAACTTCAAGCTGCGTAAAGTAGTATGATATTAACCGCTAATTATGCTGCTACTGGCTATGGCAGGGTGGGGTATGCTTGCCGTAATGCCAGTATCATTAGTGGCAATCTCAGTGAAGCAGTAACCGCATCTGATAGTGAAACGGTCATTGCAGGTTTCATTATTCCTTTATCAAATGGCATTGTGGCAAGTGATGCTGCTTTATCGCTTGCTTTTATGGGAAATAGCATTGCAGAAAGCGTGACATCACAGGATAATGTGCATCCTATCCTGAGTAGTATGTTTTCTCTTTCTGAACAGACGGTTGCCAGTGATATTTCATTAAAAAACGTCACCGCTGCCCTTGCCTTTACTTCCAGCCTTTATGCGTGTGATAGTTTGCTGGGAAGTTTCTACCACCATGAACGCCTCTTTGCTCCCAAAGATGAAAGGGAAGGGGAGGTGGTTGGTAAAGAAGTAGAGGCAACCCGTAACCTTGGAGTGAGAAAACTTACGCCTCGGGAAGAAAATCGTATATTCAAAAGTTAATGATTTTCGGTTTAAAAGAAAAAACCCCTAGCAAAGATGCTAAGGGAAAAAACACTAGGTTTTTATTTTAAGTTATTTGCAATAAATTGCATCAGCCTTTGGATTTGTAATTTCGTCAGCGGACTGAGAAACTACTGAACCATTTACATGAATCAATTTTCCATTGCAGGAGAATTGTAAGCTTCCCCCTTGCTGTTCATCGACATGACCTCTGTGCAGATGCCATGCTTGAGTTGGAGATCCATTGGCGGGGTAAAATTCTACATAGGACTCTTGTCCAAATGTAGAAGATTTAAATCCAGCAATGGAATTTTGGAATGAGGGCGTTGAAAACAGAAAAGCCAACAACAAACCACCGCCACCAATAACAACAACAGAACCACCAAGCAAAAGCTGCCATACTTTCATGAGATTGACCTCAATTTTATAACTTGAACAAAATGTACAGTCCACTAGCAACTTACTAAAAGTAAGTTGAATACATAGTTTGCCAAGGGGCAAAATTTCTAAAAATTTTTAGCACTAGGTATGAGTATCACTTTACCTTCCTTCCTTCCTTCCAGTCTTTTATTGTTAAATATTTATGACAGTTTTGGGAGTGGAGGTATCACTCAATTATTTCCAACCCCTCCCCTAACCCCTCCCGCAAGGGGAGGGGAATACCTGCCGAGCAGATAAATCTAAGAAAACGCAAATGCTGGTATTAATGCTAAACCTAGTGCTTAGAATCCCCCTCCCCTTGCGGGAGGGGTTAGGGGAGGGGTAATACCTCACTTAACCAAAGGAACAAAACCATGACAATGATCGGAACCAAAAGCCCTGAAGAAACCAAAGACTATTCATTCGACTGGTCAAAAGATATTGGGATTGATGTGATCCCCAATGCTTTGGATAGTGTCTGGAGTGTTGCTCCTGCCAGTATGACGATTGAGCAAAGCTCACTTGCTACCAATGGCACGCTTACCACCGTCTGGTTAATGGGCGGTGTGACGGGCGAAATCTATCATGTTAAAAACACGATTACCACCACGGCGGGGCGGGTGTTGAGCAAGGTATTTCGAGTCCTGGTAGTAGCTGAAAATTTTCTATAGGTAATATTATGCAGTTTCATGCCAACCTTGTGCGGGCATTGCAGCATCCTTCCACCTGGGCGGGATTTGCAGGGGTTATGTCCAGTATTGCCTCGCAACTTACTCCTCCTTATTCCCCCATTTTTTATAGTGTAAGTGCAGCGTTCAGTTTCATTGCCATTTTGATTACACCCCCTGGAGAAGATAAATCATGTTGATATTACTTACATTTTTCAAAAAATACTGGCAGCTTGCCCTTGCTGCTTTGGTCGCTGGTATTATCTTTATCCAGCATAGCGAGGTGGAATATTGGCAGCATAAATATACGCAAATGAAGCAGGAAAATACGGCACTGGATAGCAGAAATCAAAAACTCTCCGTACTTATTGAACAGCAGAATAGTGCTGTGAACGCAATCCAGTTACAGAGTGAACAAAGGGCAAAAGTGGCAGTGAAAGCAGTGGCGAGAGCAAACCTTATTGCCAGTCGCTATCAGAAAAAAGCACAACAGATTCAATCATTGGTCAATAAAAGTAATAATCAGTGCGATGAGCTGAAACGTATTATAGGAGTAATCAAATGAAATATATAATCATTTCTCTTTGTTGCTTAACCTCCTGTGCTACCCCTCACTGCCATGAACCAGCAATTATCAAAATCCCCGTTTCCACTCCCTGTCATAGCCAGGCAATAACGGAGCCAGCATGGAATATCAGCAAGCTTCAACCTGATGCTCCCCTTACGGAAAAACTTAAAGCGGCACTCAGTGATCTTTATTTAAGCAAAGCCTACAATATCCAGCTTAAAGCACAGTTGGATGGATGTTAAAGAAACTTATAGTATTATTTTTTGGAAGCAGTAGCGAAAGCTACTGCTTTTTTTTGTGTTTTTAATCTGCTATATTTTGTGCCTGATGGATAATCTTCAATATTTCTATACTCTCAGGCATAACACGGAACACGACATTATAGCGGGTATTGCTTATTATCAGTTCCCTTGTGCCAAAAACCTTTCCTTGTCTGCCACTATAGGGAAAATCCGAGAGATTTTGAATGCTATCCCTAATTCGCCTTGCAAGGGCAGATGCGGCATAAGGATTATATTGCTTTATATAGACATGAATACTCTCCAGATCCAT